CATCTCAGCGTTTCTCATTTCTGCGTTTTGCATATCTTGTTGCATAACATTTGATGCTAGATTCATTTGAAACGGGTTTTCTTTAGCAAATTTTCCTGCTGCACTTAGTTGATCCATAAGCGTAGCCGGAGCAGTTATCGATGGAATAAGCCCTGTTGACCCACCTGTAGCCGCAAATACAGGATTTGTAGCCGTAGCAAATATGCCTTTAGCACCCGCAGCAGCAGGTAAAGCAGCACTAGCGGTAGAACCAACAGGAACAGCAGCAGCACCAGTCATACCAGCAGTAGAAGCAGCACTACCAGCCCCTAAAGCAGCCCCACCAATGCCGCCACCGATACCACCTAGCAACGCACCTTTAAGCGGATTGCCGCCTCTAGCAGCAGATACACCACCGCCTAACATTGCCCCGATGAGCATAGGTTCCATTCCACTCATTATTTACCCCCACCAGAACTAGTAGTTGTTTCCAATGGCGCACCATAGAAGATATTCGCAGCACGTTGCAGACGATCCAATGGCAAGTCTTGTGCAGCCAATTGACCCTGAATAGCCTGTAGATCGTAAGCCTCTCGACCCTGACCAACTTGTAACAACTTCTGAATGTCTGCGTAATCCTGAGCAGCCAATCCCGGAGCCATAGAAGCCGCTTGTTGCTGTCTAGCTAGGTCAGCCGCACTAATCTGTTGAGCCGTTCCTAAAGCCCCTAAACGAGTCTGTAGGGCTTGTTGCTCGCCTGCCGTTAGACCACCAGCACCAGCAAATCTGTTAGCTATAGCCTGTTGCTCCATGCCGCCTAAACGACCCATAGCAGCCTCTTGAGCCTGACGCTCTGCCATGTAATTCGCTAGGTAGGCTTTCTGATTCTGTTCTGCTAATCCTCTAGCCAAAATATCTTGAGATTTAGCCGTTTGCTGTGCCATTGCACCTGAGCCATAACGACCAGCAGCAGCAGCCTGAGCCTGTAGGTTCTTCATGCTCTCGCCAAACTGCTCACCCGCTAGACGGTTAGCCTGTGACAAAGCACCTTGTAGATATTCGCTACCACCACCAAGATAAGCACCACCAGCCGTAGAACGAGTTAGACGAGCAGCCTCTGACTCCGGCTGACCTTCCATCATTGAACGATAGAAACCGGAACTAGGATCAACAGCACCCATGCCCATAGCTTCAATCTTTGCGGCATAAGGACTCGTATAGCCCATTTGCTGAGAGATTAGGTTCTGAGCCTGTGCTGTTAGCGGAGAGCCAGCTAAAGCCCTCTGTTCAGCCATAGACATTGCTTGCTGAGTCGCTGAAGATGGGCCAACTGCTAGAGTGCTAGGAGCCTCTGGCATCGCCTGATAGCGTTTCTTGGCTTCCTCTAAAGCAAAAGTGATAAAAGGCTTAAACTCTGGCCCTATCTCTGTCCGACTTTCTTGTCCACCGCCACCCATATTAGACCTCGCAAATCCATTTTCTAGGACGGAATCCGTAATGGCTCGCCCTACGTTGCCAACCCTGACGATGACTGGAAAAGGTTAAGTATTTGACACTAGAATTCTGTGCCATATTCTTAATGAATTGTAAACCTTTTTCAACCACTTGATAATCGTTTTCTACCGTCCAAGCAGCCCAAATATGTAGCTCATGACCTAGCGGCTGCAATACAAAGAACCCTACAAAATGCTTATTTTCTAACGCTATCCACAGCATCGATTTCTGGTTAAACAGATCGACGTAAACATCCTCAACTATCCACGGCTCAGGACTTTTTTCTTTAATCTCATCTAACCCCGGCTTTATCGTAGGCCACCAATTTCGTATCTCCTGCTGCGGTACAAAGTTAAATTCTGTCATCCGACTATGATGTATCCGTAAGTTTTGTCTGCCGTATCGTTTGCCCAATGAGCAACAGTAGCAGACCCTTGTTGCCTATCAGAAACGTATAGGTTCGTCGTTGCAGCCGGAGCTACATAACCTACCGTAACAATAGCAGAAGGAATCGAAGGTCTGGTAGGACTTGTGCTAGTTGGATATTGTTCTAGCGAAACGCCTGTATTAGTTACTCGCCACATAATCTCAGCATAATCACCAGCGTTCATTTCCATAAAGAAATTCATTGCAGCAATTAAGTGTGACGGGTCACCTGTACTCTTTCTCGCTGGCATATGAAAACGGCTATTAGAGCCATCTACATCCGTTCCGTTCTTCCTAAACCAAATATCTACATCCTGACCGTCATTCGTCGTGTTCTTGTACTGTAACGAGAACTGAATGTTGTAAATACCGTAATTCCTGACGTTAAGACGAGAACTGTTAGAAAGATAAACTCCATTGCTATAGTCCGTTGTATCTAATGTAACAGCGTAGGCAGTAGTCGTATTCGCAGCAGTCTGGTCTGTGGTGTCCTGAAACGCCCCGTAAGGAGCCGAATCATTCTCAGAAGCGTTAGATACCGGAATAAAGAAAATCAGGCTGTCATAGCCTATACGCTCGTCAAATAGGGTCGTTGTCGTAGCATTGCCAGTCGCTAAAGTCAGTAAGCCGGTGTTATTCGTCTTACCGTCCATAATCCCACGAACAACCTCAGAAGTCTGACGAGGATCAGCACCGAATACAGGTAATGTACGAAACTGTGTCATCTCGCCCCTGACTTCTGAATCTCAACATCTACGCCAACAATCGTATCCCATCCAGTATCACCGGCTGTTGTCTGAACTGAAATCCTATGGAATCTACCGTTAGACCTTAGTGGGCAACGACCATCGCTGTTAGCAGCAGAATAGCTGGTGTACTGCGGAGGAGCAGATAAAGCCTGACGAGTCGCTATAGCCACCGATCCGGTAGAGCCATCAACGTAAGGACGAGCCATAGTTACCATACTAGGGCCAGCATCTACGTCACCCGTTGATACGGTCGCAGACATCACAGTACCGTCAAACACAATAATCTTTTGCGCCCTAACACCAGCAAACTGAAGCAATCCACCAGCCCAAACAGGTGAATCCAACGGAATATCTAACGTATCTATGTTGTTATCGTAGTTATCAACCTGCTCTAATGTTGCTGACGGTGTAAGAATGTACGAAATAGACGTTGCATCCGTAGAAGCATAAGCCCATCGCTTCAACTGAATGTTATAAATTAGCAATAAACTACCACCTTCTTTAGCAGGGAAGCACCAAACCGCTAATCCCCTGATAGGATCAATCGTTGCCGACATCGTATTGGCAATATTGGTCAGAACAGCCGTATCAAAGAACCAACGATTCACCTTTTCTAGTCCAATCGGCTGAACATTCTGCCCATCACAGAGATAAAACCCGTCATCAGCTAGGAAATACGTTACGCCACCGAACTGAGTGATAGAACCAGCAGAAATACAGCCCAAAGTGCGAGAAATAGCGTCAAACTGGAAGAAAAACGGGCTACCTGAGTACGTCATGCGATAAATCGCACGTTCTAGGAACACTAGACCATACTCACCACCCGCTAAACCTGTGATATTCCCACCATCAGGTAGGTATTGAGAGTCAGACTGACTAGAAAAGCTAGCAACCCAATTCAATTCGTTGTTAATGTCTGACCAGTAGACGGTAGATTCACCGCCAGAAATATTAGCAGCGACCACAAAGTCACGAACTACCGTTACAAACTTAGCTGGTGGAGCATTACCAGTCGCTGTGATGGTCGTACTAGATACCGTTTGACTAGCACTTACCGTATAAGTACCTGTGCCACCAGTTCCAGTACCGTAAGCCGTGATCCTAGTACCGCCTGTAACACCTGTTCCGCTAATGGTCTGGCCTACTACGACACTTCCGTAAGCCATAGAAGAAACAGTCAGCGTAGTGCCTGAAATAGAGCCTGCGAACTGAGCATCATCTAGCCCATAGAAGTATGCACCGCCAGACAAATCAAACGATTGCAGCTTGTCTAATCCGTTAGCAACGATCATCTTTGACCCAAACTGAGTCACATCCCATGATGAAACAGTCGTATAACCCGTAGTCGTTAACGGATCGAGTGTCGTATCGCTAGAGTCAAACTTATAGATTTGAGTCGCACCAGCAGCAAATAGCGAGTTAGTACCAGCGTACTTACCCGCAAATGCTACCAGTAACGATTGACCTGCGTTAGATGAGTAATCAGCTACATCTCGAATAGGCGCATAACCGTTAAGTACCGGATAACAGTTCTTGGCATCCGTCACACCGCCAGCAATTCCCGGCTGGTCTGGTGTCCACTCACCAAAGTTTATTCTTGTCGTAGCCATGTATCACCCACAGGGGAAACTTTTACCCATTCTTCACCGTAAATCATGCCTTTAGCCGTTACCACAGACCGACCAGTAATCGACCCTACAGCAGTTGATCTACGCACACCACCAACAGCCCTAACGTCAGCTTTGCCTAATATTCCTGCACTTGCAAAAACATCATTATTAGCAAGAGCAGTCATCAACGCTCTGCCAGTAATCGCGCCTGATGCGAACTTAGCCGATCCACCAGCAGCCGTTACTACTGCTCTACCTATAACAGCAGCAGTTCCAACTCGTACATAACCACCGTTAGCCGTTACCGTTGCTCTACCTATGATAGAAGCATTGCCTTGTATCGCGCCCTCATAGGCCGTTACGATAGCCCTACCGAGGATTGCAGCAGACGCATTAGTCTGACGAGTACCAGCAGCCGTTACAACAGCACGACCAGTAACGCTACCAGTCGCAGGAACTAAAGTCGTTACCCTTAGTTCGGATATAGCAGCAGACGATAGCGGATTAAATCCGAGCATTTATGGCTCCGAGATAACTACGGTTGGATCATTAGGCCATACTATATTCGCAGGGAATCCATCTTGAGAAGGCAAATCACGCAATGCTTGTCGATATATAGCCCAAGCAGCCTTGTCCACAGCAGCATCCTCTACCTGAGTCCAATCACTATCTTTTAACAACTGATTACGTCTAGCCCTTGCCTTCTGAGCCATTGTTGCTAATTCAGCATCTATCTCGTCTTGAGTTTTTGGCTGTACTTGAACCGTATAAACCTGACCATCTTCAACGTAAGGATCGCAACTGACTAGCTTCTGAGTCTGGTCGTGCTGCTTCCATACGGTCACAGGAAGACAGCCATTTTCAGCCATGAACTCAGCCGATATGCCTGATGGTGGGAAGCTGGTATTCGGGAAGATGCTGCGGTAATCCGCAACCTCTAGCACCGCATTGTTTTCTACTTTAGCGATAAGCATAGTCGCTCCTTATTGATCGGCAAATGGCGCAGTAGGCGCAGTAAAGTTAGCTGTGTAACGGGCTACGCCTTTGGTGATACGAAGGTCATCAATGTAACCGTTGAATGCAGCGCTAGATTTGTCTGGCTCTGTTCCAATATTTAATCCGTTAGCTGTTGGGTCTGGAATTGCATCAGTATCTGTAACGGTAGAACCGTTTTGCGTTCCATCCCTAAACAGTTTCCATGAGCTACCGCTTCTAGTTATGGCAACGTGATACCAAGTGCCAGTTGCCCATCCAGATGTTCCCCCGCCCGGAACATCCACTATTACAGAGTTCGACGAATTGATAACAGTAAAAAACAAACCCGGCGATGACGTTACTGAGCGCGTGTCATACCCAAATATCCAGCGCTGTGCTGAAGTTGAATTACCGTATGACGCAAACAAAACATAATTGTTTGATGGCAACGAACTAAAGTAAACCCACCCCTCAATAGTGAAATCGCCGCTACCAAGGTTTAAATTGGGGCTATAAGGAGAAAACAGCGCATCCCCCGTACCATCGAAGTACATCGAGCTACCACCGAACTTGCTCTGCGTCGTGCTGATCTGAGCATTACCCACAGTCTCCAGATCGTTCATCATCGCGTTGTCGATGATGCCTGCGTTGGTGAAGTTGAGGAGTAGGCTGGTGTCTGTCGTATTCGTTGGGGGAGCAGTTGGCACGGTTAGCGTTGTCTGCGTAGGGTCATACGCGCTGGTTCCTTTCAACATCTTGAAACCAGAGATGTAGCCAGGGAATGGTGGGATAGTGCTGCCAGAAAGATCACCAGCCCAACCAATCCAGAAAGAAGATGCGGTTGAATTAGTGATGCTTGTGTTGCTCGAAGTATTGAACCATCTTGCCCCATTCAGAAAACCAGACATTGAGCCGCTGGTATTTCTGCAAATTACAAGATGATTCCATGTGTTCAAGTTCATTGCTGCACTACCACCAGAATCAGCATACGTTGGATACCCCCAACGAAGTACCAATGTTCTATTGGTCGCATACAACATATCGAACCCATCACAATTTGACGGGTACGAGATCACCTTAAAGTTTCCGTAAACAGCCCTGTTCTCCGCTGGTGTTGATGTCGGGTATAGCCAGCACTCAATACTAAACGGTGTAGTCGAAGCCCCCGGATTAAGCGCCGTGTTTGCAGCAAGACTTAAATAATCCCCCGTACCATCAAAATACCCACTACCTCCTATAGTGCCGGAAGCATACGCAGCAGTAGGTGAGAACGGAGAGAAACGCTGGACTGATGGGGAGCCGTTGACAGTAATTGTCTTGGCAGTCACCTGCGTGTTCGTATCAATGAATCTGTTGCTCTGGCAAGTCAGTAGCTTGGTATTGGTGACAGCCGTTAATGGTGTCGTGCTAGGCGTGAAATTGCTTGTATAGATTGCTGTTCCAGCAACAACGCGCAGATTAGATATGTATCCGTTAAAACTACCTCCAGATTGTGTGCCGAGAGCGCCTATATAAAAAGCTGCGTTGTAACCAAGGGTTGATGTGTTGGTTGCAGTCGTTGAAGATGCGACACCATTCAAATAAATTTTGAGATTTCCAGAACCGCTACCACTCCTTACCAGCGCAATGTGATTCCAAGTGTTTGCCGATGGAATTCTGTCCGTTACCGTAAAGTTTGCTGATGGGTTATTTAGATAAACATTGATGTTGGTTCCAGCAGTTACATTCAAAGCAAAATAGTTTGTGCTGCTTTGTTGAACAAAGACAGAAGCATCAACTGTTGATGTTGTGTATATCCACGCTTCAATTGTAAAGTCTCCAGACAACTGAAAATCCGTTGAAGCAGCCGGATTAATGGATTGGCTACCACCAAAGTAGTTCGACCAGTTATCCCCATAAGGCGAGAACGTACCCTGAGTCGTGTTGCCGTTACGGGTGATCGAAAAAGCGTTGCTAGAACCGTCTGTGAACGTATTGTTCTGTGCGCCGTTAGTGCCGTTGCCATGCAGCAATAGTGTGACGTTCTCAAAGTCTGAGTCAACAGCAACGCCTTTCGCAGCACCTTGTAGAGCTTTGGACAGCATCAGTTATTCCCCACTCTAGCACCGTAAACCTGAGTTCCTACCTTCCACAACACGATGACCGTATAGCCTGTTGTGTTCAGAGTCGGAGCCGATCCAGAGTCTGTTTTCCAGCTAACGCCTGATGTGCCAAAGGTTGAGTCAGACCACGTTAGTGTGTACGCAGAGCCATCATCTACCATCAACGTCACAGCTTCACCAGCAGCGAAGTTAGTTCCCTTTGGCGTTCTGTTAGCACCTAGCGTAATTAGCTGGATAGAACCGTTACCGGGGTCAATCTCAAATGCAGCACCGTCAGTAATGGTGAATACATCCTCTAGGATTGTTCCGATAATGGCCGGATCGGTCAGCGTCTTATTCGTTAGCGTTTGTGTATCGCTTGTACCAACTACCGTACCAGAAGGAATAGCCTTCTGAGCAGCGGAGCCATCAATATTTCCGCTACCATTAGATAAAACAAATGACGATGCAGCAATACCACTTACAGTATTGTTATCAACGCTAATCGTCTTATTGGTAAGTGTTTCAGTACCGTCATTAGTGACAGCCTTTTCACCCGGATAAGTGGCAAATACGTCTTTACTTCCAGCACCGAAATTAACTGCATTGTTACTGTTCGACGATTTTAGGATCGTAGTCCTAGCCAACGTACCAGCACCTACCGTACCTACGCCTATCTCATAATCAGAACCTAGCGTGATTGTGTAGTAGCAAGTATTAGTATCGCCAATTGCTGAACTAAAAGTCCGAAAACCCGTTACAGCCCCGTCCAGCGTCAATGTGCCTGTGCCAGTCGTGGTGGACGTTTCACGAACTCGGTCAGCAATTATAAGAGGCATAAATTACTCCAGAGTAACGGAAAGGTTGCCAGTCGAAATCGTAAATACATCGCCAGAAGCAATCGATTTAGACGCATCTAGTGGTGTGTAATACAGTAGATTACCGCTAGTCAAAGCATCCAAAATGCCGATGTGTGTCACAGTTCCCCATGTGCCAGTTGCAGTCGGGAAAGTAACTGATGCGCTATTCGTTGATACACCATTGCTAGGCGCACCAAACGTTACAGCAGTACGAGCATACGAGCCACCAGATACCTCAGTACCTGTATTACCTTCACCCGGATCGCTAGTGTAAAGACCTACATAAACCGTTGTTGGGCTGGTGTAGGATGTATTACGGAGAGTGGCATTAATAAGCGCGTTCTCCAGATAGTTTGACATCTCTGCCATGATTTCACCTCACGTTATAAGACATACTCATTGGTTGACCAGAATACTCACTTGCTTGGTCGGTCGTTGAGATTCCCTCAATCGCCCTAGAATACAAGGAAGCCCAAGTCTGCAACCTCGCATCATTCATCAAATACGGTTCAGCCTCACCTAGAGCCGCATACAGCAACGCATCAGGACAGTTTGCTAAGAACGTATTACTAGCGTTAGTGTCACTCAATAGCGCAGGTTTAGCGTAATACAGCATTTGAACCGTATAAGCCGTGTCAGGAACTGGAGCTAATTGCATCTCAGCACCTAAGATCGTGTAATCAACTGGTCTGCCAGAATCAGTTACACGGGCTGTTTCGTAGAATGAATTAGGAGCTTTGTAGCGCAATGTAAATACCGGGGTGGTATTCAAGTGAATATCGCGCATCGATAAGAAGTCTGTCGGCAACCCTAGAGTTGAATCACCGCCAGTTGTTGAAGCTGTAGCAACTACCAACATTTGCCGAATCCGTAAGTCTCGCTGCAAACGGTACTCAGCCAACTGAATAAAATCAGGAATAACAGAAGTCAGATCACTACGCGCTAGGTAGTTCGCTACCGTATTCTTTAAGTCGCTGTAGGTCGTGATCGCCATTTCATTCCTCTAATTGCTCGAAATCTTTCCAGCCATATTCGTAAGTGCCAATGTGCCGGATGTGCATCGATAACTCATGGTCTACATACGTCTGGAAGCCCTCAGAACCGGCTTTAACGCAGAAATACACATCCTCACCACAAACACCACTAGAACCCCATCCAGCGTCAAACCAAGGTCTGCCAGTCTTTTCAAACACCTCTCTACGAATCATCACAGCACCAAACCCTACCGCTGTAACTTCCTCGATACCTTCTTTCCCGCGAGAATCAATGTTCGACCATTCATGAACGAGAGTCTCCCCATCCATGTACTTACGCAACATCTTCGCAGTCGGTGTTACTGGCTTACGTCTAGTCGTTGCATTGACACCAACTATCGGCACTTCACGACTTAGCATGATGCTAATAATATCGTGAGGGAACCGCATATCGCTATCAATAAACAATACTGCGTCGCAACCTTCTTTAAACGCTACTTCTGCCAACTTCTCACGCTGGTCAAATATCAGCGTTCCCGGCATTGTATATAGGCTCAAACCGCCTTTGCCATCTTTACAACGAACTGACGCATCATGAGCCGCCATCCGAGCAAAATCAAAAGCAAAACCTGTGTGAACCTCATCCCTACATGGTACGCAAACACCAACTCTCATATAGTTCCTCGATACGTACGCCAGACAGCATTATCAGGGTCGTTTAGCCACTTAGCAAACCCAACGTCATCCACCACGTTAAAGCCCTTCATAATCCCCATCTGGTTAAGTACATCTATAACCGTAAAAGGAATTCTGGCTACATGGTGCAAATCGTTTAGACCGCCTGACCTCTGTTTATCGAAATCTAACTGAGCCTTGTTAGCCTCAATGATCTCGGTAACGTCCTGTTTAGTCTCGATGACGATACCACCGTCACCATCCTCGTATGCTGTTTGAGTCCGTATCGGAGTACTCATAAATCCTTTCGTAGTTCCCCCTAGCCCGTAGGCTAGGAGGATTTGCTACTTATACAAACATCCGTTATAGAGCCATGTCCAGATCGAAGATTCCGCCATGAGCAGCTTCGTTCTTAACTTCAAGAGTGACTTCAGCCAGCAACTGAGTATTCTCAGAGTCACCAGTCTTAGCCAGATCGTTAGTCTGGAACGGACGCAGATACGCTAGTGCTGCGTATTCTGGATCAAGTACCAGAGCATCACGAGTACGCATGAAGCGGTTAGGAACAACCGACATCGTGCCAAAGTCAGACATATAAACGTCAGCCGCACCGATAATGGTGGTCGGAGTGTTACCCGGAGCCATGTAACGCTGTGCAGCGATACCAGCAAACGAGCTAACCTTCTGCTTACCAGCAGCACCAACCATCAGAATCTTAGGTGAGCCACCAGATACAAACACCTCAGACACCACAGTCTTGAGCAGAGTCTCGGTGAAAGTACGCTGTGTGCCATCAGTACGAGTCGATACGCCGATAGTTGCAGGATCAGCACCGCCCGAACCTACGTCCGAGTTAGTCTTGATCCATGACAGGATCGAACCGAGCTTACGAGCAATCGTCGATGTACCAGCCGAACGACCTTGGTTAGCGCACAGGATAGTTTCCAGATCGCGCTTCAGTTCAGCCGATGCTTTAGCCAACTGGTAAGCCTTTTCTGACTTACGACCTGCCTTGTTTACTGTGTCCAGAGTACCCGAAACCTGAACGGTCTTTTGGATGATCTGAGTGTAGTTACCAAGACGAACGGTAGGAGCCAGAGTTGCCGATGTAGCGTCTGCACCTTCAATCGCTGCGTTAGCAGTAGTAGCAGCAGCCAAGCTATCAGTCTGCCATTCATGGTAAACGGCTGTAGCTTTGGTCTTGCCAATCGATGACATAAACGGCGTTTCCGTTGGAGAAATGTCATAGATGATGTCGGTCAAATCTTCGCGCTGACCAATCGCGCTGTGTGCTGTAAATGTAGGCATGATAATTTCCTATAAGAATCGTTCAAATGCTTTTGCGGCATCAGCAACCCTTCCGGTCTGCTTTGCTCGCGCTTTTGCTTTCCTCAGTTCATCGCTACCTTCCCGAGGCTGAGAAACACCCGACTTAACAACCTTCGGAGCCTCATTAACACGCTTCGTAATCCCCGGTTTAGAGGATTGCAACTTGTCGTATTGCATCGCCTTGTATAGCGTTAGAACCTGCCGAGAATCATAGATTCCCGATAACTCTTGGTCTGAAAACCCTAACTTTAGGCCAAACTCCCTTAGTTCTCGCCGAGTTACTTCACCCTTTTGCGGATCAGCATATTCAGGTATTGCCTCTGCCAGCTTACGAGACTCAGCCTGTATTACCTGACCAAGTTGCTCCTGACGTTCCTGCTGTTGCTGCTCTGCAATTCGCTGTCGTTCAGCCTGAACTTGAGCTATTTGCTCTTTCCGCCTTTGTTGATCCGTATATGCTAAAGCGTACCCAATGGGGTCTCTTTCCTTCAGTTCATCTAGGTTTTCACCTTCTGGCTGCTGATTGAGCATTTGCTCAATAATCTGCAACCGTTCCGCATACTGATCCCGCAAGTATCTGGCTTCTTCGATACGCTGTCGTTCAGCCTCGACTACCTTACGTTCCTCAGCTACGGCTTGCGATTTCTTTGTATAGTCTGTGCCAAGTTGATAAGACTTGATAAGCTCATCAAGGGTTACCTCACGTTCTTCACCGGCTGCTTTTACCCGGAACGTCTGAGGCTCCTCTTGCTCATCCTGCTCATCTTCTTGTTCTACCTCTGACTCATCATAAGACTCATCAGATTCGGCTTCGCTATCGTTGGCCTCTGCTTGCAGTTCTGGTTGTTCCTGTTCGGAGCCTTCTTCTGCACCCATCAGACCCAAGATAGCGTCGGCTGCACTACCTACAGTTAACTCTGGACTACCGGATTCCGGTGTCGTTCCTTGAGTATCGCTCATTTTTTCTTTCCTAAATTATATCGGGAACCGCCCGAAACGGGTTACAAAATCTTTAATCTTTTCTCCTCGATGAGCTTGTTTGCTGAAAGCCCTTCCAAGTAAGTCTCAATCAACTCTAATGTCCGTAGCCGCATATAAGCAGTCTCTCTGGACTGAAGATCAGCGTAATCGCTAGTTGCGAACTTATTAAGTTCAGCAGTCCTAAGATCAGTCATCATTTCCTGAAAGAATTCATCCTTCAGTAGATTCTCAGCCCAGATAACTTTGCTCATATCAATCCATTGCGTTAGGTAGTTTGTCCACCTTGTTTACGGATATTCCAGTCTTTTCCAGATTGGTTAAATACCGATCAAACATAACCTTTTCAGCTTTCCTTAAACCTTTGTAAGCCTCTGGAGATACCCAAACCTCAGTTATCGCCTTTGCAATCTTCCCCGGCTGTTCTTTAATCTCAAACTCACCTGCCTTACCAAGATACGATTGCTCTAGCCCCGGCTTTCCTAAGTAAGGTCTCCCTGTCAATCCTTCTGACTGAACCTTGAACATAACCCCTTTGTTCGCACCTTGACCCAATGCCATCTCTGGAATCTCAGCAAAATAAGTAACTGGCGCACCGAATGGGCTACTTCCTTTAGCCATATCCATTAGACTATTCGCGCTTGTTTCTCGATACAACGCACCTGATGGCAATGGTTTAGAGAACTTCGTAATCTCACCCAGATCAGGCAATGGCAACTTTCTAGCACCAGTACCAACGGTTCCAGCAAAGCCCATCGCTAGGTCTTGATTCACCCGATCCACATACTCCTTAGCAGCAGCCTGTTCAGGAGTCACCAGAAGCCCTCTAAGCTCGTTTAACTTAGCCTGAGCCGCTAGGTTACCAGCCTGATTAAACGCCCTAGCCTGATCGTTAACCGATGCCATGTACTCTCTAGGATCACTTACCAATAGACCAACATTAGCCTTAGCACTCTGCTTTGCTCTGTCAATCATCCCAACGATGTCAGATAGTAAGCCAGCCATTATGAAGTCAAACTCCCTAGCTCTTTGATTGCCTTCAGGACAATATCAGCCTGACGTTGGCGTGTTTCCTCGTCTGCTAAGTCCATCGCTAAGATAGCCTGTAGCTGCTTAACCGCTAACTCAGCCTCTTTAATCTTCATATCGGCTTCTTGCTGGCGGGTTTTCATCGCCATCTCAAGACCCTTACGAGTGTACTCAGCCTCTAACGACTGACGCTCTAGTTGCAACTTAGCAGCCTCAATCTCGCTCTTAGCTTGGGTCTTTTCTCGCTCTACTTCAGCAAATATCTTAGTAGCTTCTGCTTGCTGATCCGGGCTAGGAGGCTGTGGCTGTGACAACTTCTCGTTAATCTCAGGCGTAATCTCGTTAAGGAAAGCGTTAGCATCCTTGAAACCAGCCGATTCAATAAGTCGTGCCAACGTATCTCGATACTGAGCCACAGATACCAGCGGATTTGATGGGCCAAACTGAGTCAGAATCTGCTCTTGCTTGGCTAGAATCATCTGCAACATGGCTAGCTTCTGCTCACGATCACCTGAACCCAAACCCACGTTAATCGCTACGTCGTACTGGTTAGTCCAAGTCCTCGGATCAAACGTCACAAACTTGCCACGCATACGGACAATCTTTGCCGTATCCTGATACTTGCCCAATAGATGCAGAATCCCCTTAAACAGCGACTTTACGCCTGTCTCAGCAAAGATTCTCGCTATCAACTCCAGCTTGCCAGAGTTCGACTTCATCATCGCGGCAATGGCTGTAGCGGAAACATTATTCAGTACGTCAGGGTCAAGACCTTGTTGCTGATCGCTAACACCAGTACGTTTAGCCTGAACCTGATCCATGTACTCAAGCAATGGGAAAGCCTGAGCCGTTACCGCAGGAACCTCTAGCGGCATCACAGCACCAGCAGACTTCACCCGAACAATACCGCCCGGAGTTGCATTAAGAGCATCGTCTAGGTTTACTTGACCGTCAACGATAGCAACACGCGCATTATTCGTTAGATACAAGTTATCCAGCATTTGACGAGTCACGGTGGACTTGATTAACTGGATGTCCATTGTCCGGTCTGCCAACGACTGACCAAAGAACTTGTGCGGGATCGGAATTGGACACAGGCTGTGGAACGGAACTAAGTCACATTCCTCGTCATCTAAGATTTCGTTGCCAGAATAGGTAATCTTACGCAGTTCAGCGATTCCGTCACCGTTAACGTCAATGCGGATATAGCACTCGTAGACCTCAACCACCTGCATCGTGTAATCAAGGCTAATGTTCTCATCAGGCTGCTCACCCTGACTGAATCGAGCAATACGCTCTGTGGTGTACTGAAGATCATCATAGCTAGGCAAGCCATCAATAATGTCCTTGTCAAAGCCCATAGCCGCTAGTTCGCTACGAGTCATCAGCTTACGATGAGCCACAAACGGACTATCTTCAATCGTTCTAGCCGACTTGCTAATCAGGAATTCTTCAGGTGGTACGTTCTCAATCTTGACGCAGCCGTATTTCTTGACCTTCTTGACCTTGACCGAATACAAAGGAATCTGAATCGGCATCCCCATCGGGTCAACGCCACCATCGATCAACTCGACGTTCTGGCTAGTCACCTCAATGGCAGGATCAGATAGCAGCATGGCTAACTCATCCTCGGTCAGATTCTTGTAGCTTTCTTTGTTGACATCTTCCTTAGCATCCCAATAGGCTTTAACTACGCCAACCTTTGCCATTAGCGCATCTTTGAACCAATTATGCAGGATGATTAGCCCATCGTTTTCACGATAAAAGACCCAATTACAGTAGTCTGTGGCTTGTTTAGCTGACTGCTCGTCATCAGGAGTCTGAGGCTCGAAACTGACAATATCCTCTGTGGTGGTGAACACCCGGATAAGTTGTGGCAAAGCACCATCGATAGCTTCAGCTACCTCGCCAGTTACGATCTGGCTTCTGCCTTCTACCTCGTTGCCATACGGATAACGAAGATAGTATTCGAGAGCCTTAGCCCTCTGGTCGGTCGTTTCGGTGTCGATGTATCCAATCGAGTTATCAATCTCGTTATCTAGGATACTTTTGATTTCACCTTGATCCATCTTCATAGCAAACCCCTAAGATTTTGCCAATTATACAATCCATTTCGTTGAAATTGGCAATGCTGACTGCCATGAGGAATCAGTCTCGTCAAGCCCTATAGACAAGTACCTAAACGCATCGGCAAAGTGTGATGACCAATCGTGGAGAGGCTTTTCATAGAATATCTGCCTACGCTCGTCATGCTCTCGACGATAGTTCCGTAGCGCATCTAGTCCGTTCTTGACCTTTGGGTTAAACCAGCATCTCGGCAACATACGTCGCACAGCCTGAATCCCGTCGGCAACGCTAAGTCTCGGAGCAACCCTGATGTTAAGTCCAGCTTCCTCCAGCACTTCCTTACGACTCTTGCCTGTTCCAAGCTCTCTAACCTGTACGTCATGGGGCAGGATTTGCTCATATTTCTCATAGCCGTTATCCCTCAGCCAGCCCACGTACCAGTCCAGACCTACGCCATGATTCTCGATGCAGTCAATAAGTCTGATCTCTTTCCCTGCCAGTTGAGCAATCCAAATCGCAGTCGAATCACCCATGCCCAAATCCCAAGCAGCATAGCTACGGCACAGACTATCGTTAGGAAAGTCAGCAATACGACCATTGCTCTCAAGATCGTTAATGAGCTTGCCATAGTAAGACCCCTCAACCGCTGCGTTAAAGGAACACTCGAACTCTTGGTTATACCTGTCCTCACCCATCTCTCGATAGGCTGCTTTGAGTTCCTCGTTAGGTAATACGCCTGTCTGGCTAGCCTTGAACTCTAGGAACTTCCAGCCTTCCTCAGACTTGGCTCTATCCGCTAGTTCAGCGAAATGGTTAGCACCTTTAGGAGTGCCAATGAAACAAGCCCACCCACGACGGTCGGCAAGAGCAGGTCGGATGATTTCGTTCCAAATACGTGGGTTCTGATCGCCAACTTCGTCGATAACCACGCCATCAAAATACTGACCCCTAAGACTGTCAGGATTATCAGACCCATATAGACTAACCCTACGCCCATAAAAATCAGCACGTAACTCAGAGACATTGTAGGTAGCTCCTAGTGGTCTGGTGTACTTCTGAAGGTAATCCCACGCTACTCGCTTGGCTTGCCCGTAGGTAGGCGCAATGTAGGCAAATCTTGGGTCTGGCTTGTCGCACTCGATAGCGGACTTGATAAGATGATTGATTGCGCTAACAGTCTTTCCCATACGACGATGGGCAACCACCACAGTAAAACGATGCTGCTCAATGGCATCATGTATCTCTAGCTGCTGCGCTCTAGGCTCGTAGTCAATGACGATCTCAGCCACGATACCCACAATTTAAGCATTTGCCGTTAACTAGAAATGCGCTGCACATAGGACAATTTGTCGGCTTGTAACTCATTTCTTTCCACCCCACTTGATAACCATCTCTTGAGCTTCCCCATCCTTACCCGTTACCTCTGTCCTAGCCAGCTTAGGTATATGGTACTCAGATAGCTTGTTCATTAGGTCTAGTGCCTTATACGGATCATCTGCTGCGACCTCGTTTAGCCACTTGTCCATGTTCGGAGCATTACGCTCTAGTAGATTAGCAATAGCCTCTCTAACGATTGCTGTGGACTTATTAGGCACTCCTTTAGGTCTGCCCGGGCCTGCTAGTCCTTCTCCGATTTTTGGTGTTTCTTTAACTTTATTTGTTTCCACTTTGGCATTACCTTTCGGTGTCATGCACCATAGATTTGTTGATACATATCCGGTCTGTGAGCCTTGATCCATTCTCTCGGCTCCTCATGGCATTTCTGGTAGTCCATACCTACTGTTTGACTTCCAGCGTGATGAACATACGCCCTGCTTACGAAATGCCTGTAACCCGCTTCTTGCAGGTCATGGCAAATTATATTATCTGAATACCAATTAGTGCTAGGAAACTTTGCTGTATCCCAAGCCTCTCTCGTTATCGCGGCAAATATGGGTGCTATTACCTGAGTTTCCTTAATCTTTGCCTCACTAGCCCAATAAACACCTTCCTGCCTATCATCATGCACAGGGAATCTAATGTTCTGGTCTGGCAACACATAGTCACTTCTTGCACCTAAGAAGCCTATCTTCTGTCCGTTTTCCTCAAGAATCCGTTTATCCTCACCCAATAACTCGATTGTTTGCGGATTCAGCACGACATCATCGTTAGCCACAATCAATGAATCGACTGCGACCCTTCCAAAAACGTCGCTGATGGCTTCATTATATGAGTCTCCAAAATTTCTACCAGTATTGGGTCTGACGATAACATTGGGCAAGATTCGCTTGAATCTCTCTCCTCTGGCAATGTCAACGCTATAAACGTAAATCGGGGTGGTAGGTGCATATACCTTGATGCTCTCCAGCAATACCGAGATACCCGGATTGCTAACGTGACAAATGACTATGGCTTGCATAAGCCCCAAAAATATAGGTCTGCTGGACTGTAATTACTGCTGAACTCGTAATGTAGAAACTTGTCCATATCGCAGTTTTGCAAGAAATCCAGTTCCGTTAGGTTCTGGTAGTAATCACCGCAAAATGGCGCATCGTCAGGACTTGTACGCCTCGTTCCATGTTCTGCCCTGCCAGTCGTAGCACAGGTCATGATGACGATCCCTGAAGCCATCCTAGCCATGTTCTCGAACGTCTTAACCCACTCAGGATTATGCTCGAAACACTCACAAGATATTGCGACGCTGAAACTCTTATCAGGAAAGTCTAGCTCCTCTCCCTTAGCAACAAGGTCAACGCCTTTGCCCTCGCCTAGATCAACCCCTAGATACTCACAGTTCTCAAAGAATTGCCTGACTGAACCGTTAATGTCTAGGCTACCTACCTCTAGGACTTTCTTATCGGAAAAGAATTGCGGAAAGCGACGCTTAACCATCGCTACAAAGTCTAGCTGGCTCTGGTGGCTCACTTTTTATTTCGCGCTGAAATGGCTTTAGCCTTTGCCTTAGCATCAGCCTTAGAACTAGCTCCCCATGCTTTCAGGCTCAGGAGTAACCGAGTAGGCTCACCGTTAGGCTTGCGTTCTGGCCCCGGCATATTGCCCATTCTAGCTAGGAAACTAGCGCGTCTAGGGTTATCTCCAGACTTAACAGGAGCCTTTAGGTTAGAACCGGGGTTTTCAGCCTCGTAAGACTTACGACCCTTCTCGTTAAGACCACCTTTAGGGTTCTTACCAGCCTTCTTAGTCCAAGCGGCTGTCATTTTTTCTTCTTTGCTTGACGCATTGGCAAAGATATTTCAATCTCAATCTTGCCATTCTTACCGTTCTTTTTTTCTTTACCCTCGTACATACAATTTTTCCCGCCCTTGCACTCGCCGCCCTTACACTTAGGGCATGATTTCATACCTTTCATTTTTTAGCCTTTTTAGGTGGTTTTGCAGTTTTAGCAGCCTCTTTGAAAGCCTTAGCAGTCGGCGCACCTTCTGATCCCGGCTTACGCATCTTCTCGCCAGAACCCTCGGCTATACGCTCACGCTTTTTTTGGATATTACTGTAGAGTCCGGGCTT